GTTGGAAACATTCTCTGCCCCACAATCGTTTCCAAATTTGGATTGCGTTTTTCGTTCCACGCTGATTCTGGAGTTATCGTTGCCGCCATTGCTGAACAGCTCCTTGGTGTTGGCCATGTCTCCATCGCCTTGATTTGCATTGTCAGACTTCCAAATCCGTTCTTCCTGTCGTTCTTGCGCTTGCTGTTCATTCGACTGCGAAAATTCTCTGGCGTTTCGTCTATCTCCACCACTCGTGGCGTTAACCACATCTTTTGCGACAATCCAGATTCTGTCCCTCTTGTGGTTTGCTCCAACGTCAGCTGCTCCCAACACTCCCCATCTCGCATCAAACCCCATTGAGGCCAAGTCTCCGAGAACGGTTCCAAGTCCCCTAGAAGTGAGCATTGGTGAGTTTTCCACAAATGCGTATCTGGGTCGTACTTCACAAATGATCCTCGCCATTTCTCCCCACATTCCTGATCGTTTTCCATCAATTCCAGCCCCTCGCCCGGCTGCTGAGATGTCTTGGCAAGGAAACCCTCCCGATACAACGTCAACAATTCCTCGCCACGGCTTTCCATCAAAGGTTTGTACGTCATCCCAAATCGGGAAAGGCGGGAGAAGCCCGTCATTTTGTCGGGCGCACAATACGCTTGCGGGATATTGCTCCCACTCAACGGCACAGACTGTTCGCCATCCAAGGAGTTTTCCCCCAAGGATTCCACCGCCAGCTCCTGCGAACAAAGCGAGTTCATTAAAGATTTGCTTATCAGCCATGACATTAAAAAATCTCTTTGTCGTCATACCACTGCGCCACAGTCTTGACTTTAAGCGTTGGCAAATCTGCAAAACTTCTTTTCTTTTTAGGCGGGTCATTAACCCATTGATGGTAAGAACATTTTTGTTTATCACCATCTTGTCGGACAGCCCAAATGTTTTTACAGCCATCAACAGAGCACCAGGGGTTGTGTTCTTCTTCGTTTTTTTCTTTAGGGGTTGGTTTAGCGAATGTCATTTTGAATATTTCCCATCAATAATTTTTGCAAAATTTGTGGCGTTAACAATCCACTCAAGGTCAGGCTGCCAATTTCTGTCCTTAGTTTTAAAACCCTGAGACAAAGTTGAATCATTGGCTATGTACCCAAAAAATGAATCCCACCACTTCAATCCATCCTCAAGTGTTTTATAACCTTCGGGCGAATAGTTTGATGGCTTGGCGGCCTGTCTCCACCTCTGTCTCATGTTGGTTTGGCGAGAGCCTTCCCAAACTCTAGGCTGAGTTAAATGCGGCAAATGCTTTTTGTAAAGCAATAAAATTTCTTGGTGGGGACAAGTTGGCAGACCATCTGCCGACAAAGATGCGTAAGCATCTATATTATTGGGTAATGGGTTATGGGTAATGGGTAATGGGTCTTGGGTAGCATTGCTATCGGATTGCGTTGGCAATGCGTTCGCATCTTTCTTACCCCATCTCGCCTTAGCAGAAGCGCTGGCCTTCTCAGATTTGATGCCTGTTTTTAGTATTTCTTGGATAACTCTAAGGTGAATCCAGCCATCTTCACGCTGCTCAAAAAAGTCCTGCAAAACAATAGCAATGCTTTCGCTATGCGTTCGCATACGAATCTGACGGGCAATTTCTTCAGAATCTAGGGGTAAAGGCTTTTCGTGGAGATAGCACCAATCGAGCATCCTGCGATAAGCCAAATCTTCGATGTCGGAAAGGTGAATTGTGTGACTGTGATAGTCACCAATATTGAACTGGTAATAGTGCATTGATGTCTCAAGTTCCAATCCTCCCAAAAAAGAAACTGCGGCAGGAGGGGAGACTTCTCTTTTCGGAACGGGGATCAATCCATTCCTAGCCGTGTTTCAAACAATCTTACTCGATAAACCAATCAGGCCGCAACACCATTAATTGATAAAGCCTACCCGTTGGGATGGTTTTCCAGTTATGTACCGCTGCCCTGGTGATGCCCAATATCCTTGCAAGCTCACTTTGTGAGCCAGCCAATGTGATAGCTTTTTGTTTGTCCATGCCTGAGTATAGCAAAATAAACAAAACGTAATTTGCACAAAAGCAACATAAAAAAATATTTTTCAAAAACACTTGATGCGTGTTTAGTTTGATATACAATAACGTCAAGCCCAAGCACTTCGCCAAGGGTCTATTTAGGAGGTCTTATGACCGATTTCACTTTCTCTCCCGCAGACTTCAACGCTACTGAAATTACAGTAGTCGCCAACACTCCTGATGCCAAGGAGTACCTTGCAGAGCGTTATGGCTTTGCTTGTGTTTCTATCAACATTCGCAAATCTGCTGCGTTAGAGCTTGCAGATTCTTTCGAGTTTCAGGGTCTTAGCTACTCTTAATTAACAGGGCTTCGGCCCTTTAAGGAAACACCATGATTGACTACAAACTTCAATACCACTTTGACGATCTCATCACACACAATGATGGCGATAGTTTTGAAAAAGTAACAGTCGGCTACGACTACTACCCCGCAGAAAACAATCTGCCCTACGACCACAACATAGCGGAAATTTACGATGTGTTTGTGTACGACCAACAGGGTAATGACATTACCTACGATATGCCCAAAGATCAATCAGACTACATCATGTCTGAAGTCAAAACCCACCACGCCCGTATGCTGAAAGAACAAAATGAAATCTAAGATTATTCAAACCATTGTTGAGTGTTTTTTGGCAATCGTCATCTTTGGCGGTTGGGGTGTTTTACTTGCTTGGAGAGCATAAATGACAGTCGCTAATTTACTGACGCTTAACGTCAACGAACACACAGAAAAGAAAGCTAATCTGACGTATCTGTCATGGGCTTGGGCTTGGGCTGAAGCTCTCAAGGCAGATGCCAAAGCTACTTTTGTAGTAAATATGTTTGGTGACAAATGCTTTATGGACATTAACGGCACAGCTATGGTCTGGGTCACAGTCACCATGTTTGACAAGCCAATGACTTGCCAATTGCCCGTGATGGATCACCGCAACAAAGCCATCGTCAATCCTGACGCTTTCCAAGTGAACACAGCCATCATGCGGTGCATGACCAAAGCACTCAGCTTGCATGGCCTTGGTCTATACATATACAACGGAGACGATCTTCCGTCTTTTATAGAGCCTGAGTCAACCATCGAAGAAGACACCATGACTGACTTGTTCTTGGCTATTGACAACGCCACAACTCAAGATGAACTGAAACTGGCTTACAAAATTGCTTATGCGGCTTGTGATGGCGACAAGGCTTGGCAGATGAAAGTTATCGCAGCCAAAGACAAAGCAAAGGCTAAATTATGAAAACAGATGAAGATGATGAATTTGACCGCATCGAGCGTGAGAACCAAATGAAAGGCCAGCCCTACCATTGGGAAGCCGATGCCATCAAAGCCGCTGTAATGATTGAACGTGAAGAATGTGCAAGGTTGTGTGAGAAACATGGCTATGAACATTATTGCGGAAATGTTACTGACAAACTTGCAGAAACCATCCGAGCAAGGAACGACACATCATCAAAACGTGTCGATATAACCGAGGAACATAAACATGATTATTAAACGTGACATGGCCGTTCATAGCTTGACCAAAGTCTGCGAGGAAAGCCTTGCGCTTATCAAAGAACTGATTGAGGCAGACAACGCTGTATATGGCAAAGGGTATGAAGACGGCATCGCTGCTCAGGTAAAGATTCAAAAGACGCTTAGACCTTTGGTGCGGCTGACAGACGAAGAAATTACCCAAGTGATGATGATTGGCCTTGGAGTCAGGGATAGCATCGAAACGGCTTTAGACAAACTCATGGAGAAAAACCAATGATTGAACTAATGGAACAAGGATCGGATGCCTGGTTCAACATCCGCATCGGCAAAGTCACCGCATCAAAAGTGGCTGATGTAATTGCCAAAACACAATCAGGTTATGCCGCAAGTCGTGCTAATTACATGGCCCAACTTGTCTGCGAACGCTTGACAGGCCAAAAAGGTGAGAGTTTCACCAACGCTGCCATGCAACACGGCACAGAGACGGAGCCGCTTGCCCGAGCCGCCTACGAAGCCCTGAGAGACGTTTTAGTTGATGAGGTGGGGTTTGTGTCCCATCCCACAATTGAAATGAGTGGGGCGTCTCCTGATGGCCTTGTTGGGGAAGATGGATTGATTGAAATCAAATGCCCCAATACAGCGACACACATTGAGACTTTATTGTCTGAAAGTGTGCCAAATAAATACTATACCCAAATGCAATTCCAATTGGCTTGCACAGGGCGTAAATGGTGCGACTTTGTCAGCTTTGACAATCGTTTACCAAAAGAGCTTCAGGTGTTTGTGAAACGTGTTCCACGGGACGATGTTTATATCAGACTAATCGAAGATGAAATCGTCAAATTCCTTGGCGAACTTGATACCAAAATAAACCAACTCATGAAAGTCAAAAATGTCTAAAGTTTACGAAATCACCATTGTCTCGGGTAAATACACCAACAAGGACGGACAAGAGAAGTCACGCTACCAAACCATCGGCTCGGTCATTGAAACAAAAAACGGATTGATGCTCAAACTCGATAGCATCCCGCTTCCCGATGGAGGATGGAACGGATGGGCGTACATGAATAGCCCCAAGCCCAAAGATGACTATAAAAGTCAGCCAATTGATGACGCACCATTCTGAGGATAAATCATGGACTATGTGAGATTTTTTGACAAGATATTTCCAGAGTTCCCACGGGTTAGGGCGACCGACCCCGTGACTTCCTTTGAGGCAGCCGATTCCATCAAGGATTCGGTTTCTCAACACCACCAAATAATCTTAGATTGCCTAATAAAACATGGCCCGCTAGGTAAGGACGGCATTTCAAAGCATACCGATTTGGACGGGAATCAGGTTGCCAGGCGGCTCAATGAAATGAAAGTCATCGGGCTTATTACGTTGACGGGTGAAACAGTTACGTCAAATTCAGGGCGAAAAGAACGTGAATGGCAAGCAATTGTCATAAATTAAGCCTAGTATTTCATTGCAACAATCGGTTGCGTAAGGAGAACACCATGAAATTTGAAATGGAATTTGGTTACATTGGCGCAGAAAAAGTAATTATTGAAACACATGACTTTGAGAAAATTCAGATCATTCAAGAATTTATTCAGTTCCAAGAAGAACACGGCTGGGGCGTGGAATATGAAGCAATTGACGACCTTGAGATCGAATTTGAAGACACAGAAGAAAATGATACAGAGGAAGAAGAAGTCGCAGAATAAATAAATGGGGCTTACTTGGCTAACAGGTAAAGCCCCACATTACTAAACGCATATCCTGCATAAACCACAGCCATAGAAGGGTTGCCCCGATACAGTTGTTCGGCAGCAATGTAGGCATAAATGCCACCAGTTAAGATGATTAGCCAAGCGCTCAAAATGCGCTCACATCAATGACCTCGCCCCTGAACTGGATGCAGTCTTCACTAAACGAATGAACTAGCTCAGGCCAAAGCAATTCGCCATTAAAAAAGGTCAGCACCGCAAAGCCTGACCTGTGATTGTTTGGGTTCAATTCAGCATAAGTGAATTGGGGGCCATCGGGTTCGGCTAATGTTCCCGTGTCAATACCAAAGCGTATTCCGTTATAGTCGCTGTATGGGGTGACTTTTAACGAATGCAGATGCCCAGTGCACATTGAGACCCCGCTCGAAACCGCATTGTTGTGGGTAGCGTGAATTCCACCTTTGTATCGGTGCTTGACAATGACCTTTGACGTAGGCCAACAAGCCCAACAAAATTCCCAATCAGGGATGTGGTCAGTAATCTTAAACCCTAGAACGTCTTTAAACTGAGGGGCGTGTTGGGCAAGTCGATTGGCAAACCTTGCGTCATGGTTGCCCCAAGTGTGAATCAGTCGCACATTGTGGCGCTCGGCCTTGGCAACTTCCTCAATCTCACCCAAAGCACCTTGACAAGCCTTCAATTCTTGAATAACAGAAGTGGCGGGTTGATCGGTTGGGTCATGGCGACTTATTGACGCTCCATCAAACGAATCCCCATTAGCTATCACGGCAACAGGTTTAAGCGCTTCAATAGCCCATAGAAGCCCTTTAAAGGCCGTAGAACGCTCCGATGGAATGAAGTGGGCATCTGAGAACACAATCACAGTCCCATCGAGTATGCCAAGGTCTATCTGCTTTAATGGAGAGTAAGACAATTGCCTGTTATCGTACAAATATCCTCTAGGGTCAGCGCTGAAAAGTTTTATGCCGTATAAAGTTTCAACGTTGCGTCTTCTATGTTGAACATTACGGGTCGCAATGCCAAGAATTCTTGCTATTTTTGCGGCAGATTGGTGCTGTTCCCACAAATCAATAAACTCGTCATCTGTGCAAGCCTGGTTATGTGCGCCCATCAAAGTCCTTTGTGAGCAGTTGCTCAAGTAGATTTATTACTCGGTGTTCTTGCTTTTCTATTTCTTCAACTGATGATTTTGGGTCTTGCGCTGCCGCCATTAAATCATGCAAAAATACATGAAGAATTTCATGTAATGCCGTAGCTTCTAAAGATTCATCCGTAATCTTCTCAGCGCCAAAGTCACCCAAGCGATACGTTGCAAGCCTTGCGCCTTCATTAAACTCAACAGAGGCCATCGCTTGCTTTGCCGGCTTTAGTCCTTTTTCAATTCTCCAATCGCCAAGGTGAAGAATTGACTGCCATTTCTTTACACAAAGTGCAAAAAACTCAGCATCTTGTGATGTTGGAATGTTAGACATTTCAATACCTTAGTGAACTTATGTGACGTTTTTATTTAAATGTAGTGTATGCCGAATTCAAAATAATGTTTGACAATTCAAAAAACGTGTAAAATAGTGACAGGCATTTCGCCTATTTTCAAGGAAAAATCATGGGTTACTACGGCAAAGAAAAGACACCTAAGGGTGTAGCCGCTTCGGATCGCACTGGCGAGAAGATGGGTAGTGAGAAGGGTGTGAATAGCACCAAGTTCATGCCTGGCGCTTCTGGCGAGAAAGTTCCTAAGGGCGCTACAGCATCGGACAGCACAGGCGAGCGTAAGGCTAAACTGGTTGGCGGTGTTGCAATGGGCAAGGCTGATAGCATGGGCGACCGCGTTGATGGTCACATGGGCCGTGTTGATGGCCGCTTGGGTGAGTTTAAAGGCGGAAGCCGCGAACACGATTGCTACTCGCACGAGCGTAGCGAATACAAAAAATAAAGCGAAACCTCGCAATCGGTCAGGATTGCGGGTTTCTAACCTCACCAACTAATAAGGAGTTGACTTGGCTGAAATCAATTGTAAAGCCTGCAAACACTTTCAAGACCACGGAGTCATGGGAGTTTGTAGGCGTTACCCAGCATTTGTAAACCGACACCACACAGAAATCTGTGGTGAGTTTTCCGCTTTGCCCGTTGAGCTTAAAAAGCCTGTGGAAGTCATTGCTTTGCCGGTTATGGAAATGCGCGATGAGCCCAAAAAACGGGGAAGACCGAGGATGGCAAAATGAAACTTACACCTTTGCGTGATAAGGTCATTGTCAGACCTGAAAAAAGAATCCAGAGTATGCTTTATGTTCAATCTGCTGAGACTGACTCGGTGGGTTATATTGTCGCAGCCGGCCCCGATGCAATTGAGGAAGGCTTAAACATCGGGGATAAGGTATATTTTGGAACATTGGCCAAGGACTATAAGGACGAATACTTAAAGTTCGAGGAAATCAACATTAACAACGAGCGCCACCTTAAAATGAGTTGGCAAGACATTTGCTTTGTGGAAGAATCATGACTGAACAACAAATTAAAGACCGAATCACCGAACTGACAACCCAAGCCAAGAGCATGGAAGTCAACTTAGTGGCCATCCAAGGCGCTATTCAAGACTGCCAATGGTGGTTAACCCAAGTGGAGAGCAAAGATGCCTCTGAAGAAGTCAGCCAGTCCTAAAGCGTTCAAAGAAAACATCAAGACTGAAGTAAAAGCCGGTAAGCCGGTCAAACAAGCAGTTGCGATTGCCTACGCAACTAAACGAGCGGCGGCTAAGAAATGAGTAAACTCGGACTTTATGCCAATATCCACGCCAAGCAAGAACGCATTAAAGCTGGCTCTGGCGAAAAGATGCGTAAACCCGGAACTTCCGGAGCGCCAACCGCTAAGGACTTCAAAGAGTCTGCAAAGACTGCCAAGAAGAAGTAGATGCCGGCAAACAAGTTAGCTCCTAAAGCAAAAAATGCACTTGTGCAAGATCCGCTACAGGAACTGCTAACGAAAACTGCCACCTATCCTCAATACAACGAACTAACGAATTTCTTAAATTCTAGGCAAATGATGCCAGAAATTAAACAAGAGTATATGGGGACGCACAGAGGGGAGTTTACTTACGCCAATCCGGTTTTTGGCGACGCAAATTTTCCTGCGGCGGGTAGGCTTTCCCTAAACTACAACGCTGAACCAAGTACTGTTGTACACGAATTAACTCACGCTGCTGATAGGCAAATGAGTAATTTGTACTTTGAAATATCAGACAAACTACGCCGCCGCGAAAAATTAAACCCGCTAGAAAAACAATTTTTAGATGGGTACGAAAAAATTTCTTTTGGTGAAAGCAGAGGAAAAATGGCCGCGCAATTAGCTCCAGAATGGGCTAAGGAAAAATCTGAATACCGCGCCAGCAAACCAGAGTTGGCAGGTTTTGGGATGGGTAGTACAATCCAGCGAAACGAGCATTATCCTGCACCCGCGCACGTTGACCCTACAATGGCTACGGAATTTTCAATCATGCTAGACTTGGCGCAGCGCGCGCAAGCTAAAACGGGTAAGAAGTGAGCGATTACACCGGAATCAACGCTGTCGGCAACGTAGCTCTAGGTGGCAAACCACTCAGAAGCGACTCGGATGTGCTGTCAACAGCGCGGGATCGCCTGTCGATGGCGATTTCGGCATACTCGGAATCGCGTGAAGACGAGCTAGACGACCTGCGGTTCTATGCTGGCTCACCGGATAATCAATGGCAATGGCCGGCAGATGTGTTGGCGACCCGTGGTGCGGTGCAGGGGCAGACGATTAACGCGCGGCCATG